GGGCTGCCTGGAAAACCGTCCCCGCGCGCCTGTCCCAACGAAGAGACAAAGGACCCACTACCATGAACGACCCCACTGCACAGCCCATCGACATCGAGGAGCAGCGCGCCTGGCTCGCGGATCACCGCGCCGGTACCGGCTTCACCTGGTCCGATCTCTCCAAGCGGATCGGCGTGAAGATGGGCACGATCAGCCAGTTTGGCAGCGAGAAGGGCTACGCCGGCGACGAGCAGAAGATTGCCGAGGCGGTGTTCCGCTATCGCCAGCAGCTCAACCAGCAGGCCAGCCTTGCCGTCGCGCTGCCCGAAGTGCCCGGCTATTTCGAGACGCAGACGAGCCGCGAGCTGACTTCGCTGCTTGCCTGGGCGCAGCGCGGCCGCATCGTGTGCGCCGCGACGGGCGCCGGGCTCGGCAAGACGCAGACGGCGCGCCAGTTCAAGGCGTGCTTTCCCAACGTGTTCTATGCTTCGATGAAGCCGAGCACGGCCGGCGTGAACACCATGCAGATCGAGGTGCTCAAGGCCATGGGCGAGCGCAGCCCCAAGGGTACGCCGCAGGCGCTTTCCCAGCGCGTCGTGGAGATCGCGCGCAATTCGCACCTGCCGCTGCTGATCATCGACGAGGCGCAGCACCTTTCGGAAAAGGCGGTCGAGGAGATCCGCAGCTGGAACGACGAGGCCGGGCTCGGCATCGCGCTGTTCGGCAACATCAAGGTGCTCAAGCGGATCGAGGGAGGCGGGCGCGATGATGCCTTCGCGCAGCTCTACAGCCGCCTTTCGATGCGGATGGTGCGGCCGCTGCCGCTGAAGGCCGACGCGGTCGCGCTGGCCCAGGCTTGGCAGATCTTCGACGACGCGCTGACGAATGAGGTTGTGCGGATCGCGCAATACCCGGGCGGGCTGCGCGGCGCGACCATGAGCCTTGAGATCGCGAGCATGATCGCGGCCTCCGAGCGCCGGCCGCTGCAGGTGGACGATCTCAAGTCGGCATGGGTGCAGCTTTCGACGCGCGGAGGTGCGGCATGATCAGCACCATCCGCGAAGCGCTTGAGGCCGCGCGCGAGCTTGGCATCGATCCGATGGCCGACTTCCTCTTCGTCGCGAACGCGGCGGTGTGGGGCACGGTGCTGGCGCTGCTGATCGGAGGGCTGCTGTCATGAACGCACACTCTCCGCTCAACGTGTTCGTCAACCGCGAGAACACGGCAAGGGCCGTCGCCTATGTCGGGCCGAGCATCGAAGGTCGACCCCGGCCGCGCTGGATATCGCCCGACGTGGTGATCCGCGTCGCGGCCGCGCTCTATGGCATCGACGAAAGCGAGCTGCTTTCCCGGCGGCGCAATCCCCGCTTCGAGGAAGCGCGCGCGCTCGTCGTGTGGTGCCTGTGGACCATCCCGACAGAGCCGCTGTCCTACGTGCGGATCGGGCGCCACATGGACGGCCGCGACCACAGCACGGTGACCAACCTGCATGTCAAGGCGATCGCGCTCCGGCTCTGCAACGGCTTCTTCGCCGACTGCTGCACCGCGATGCGTCGCTACTTCATCCTGACCAACGGAGGCGCACATGAACGCGCTTAATCACGCTCCCGCGACATTCGACCGGGCTACCCAGCACCGCCGGTCGATGATCGCCAAGATCCAGATCGCCCGCAAACAGATCGGCATGATCGAGGATGACTACCGGCAGGCGCTGTTTGAACGCACCGGGCATACCAGCCTGACCCAGTGCAGCGACGCGCAGCTTTCGCTCGTGCTCGAGTTCATGAAGAGCAAGGGCTTCTCGGCGCTGCCTAAAAATCGGGCAGCAAGCCATCCCATGGCCCGCAAGGCGCGCGCGCTGTGGATCTCGCTCTACCAGCTCGGCGAAGTCCACAACGCCAGCGATCAGGCACTTGAGGCCTTCGCCAAGCGCCAGCTCGGCTGCGAGAAGCTCGCGTGGGCGCGGCAGTCCGACGCCTACAAGCTGATCGAGGCGCTCAAGAGCTGGGCCGAGCGCGCGGGCTGGAAACAGCACAACATCGTGACGCAGAAAATGCTCACGCCGCTGCAGCTGCAGTCCGGCCTATGCGAGGCGATCCTCGGGCGGCTCAAGAAGGCCGGCGTCGTGCCGCAGGACTGGACGATCCATATCGCGCAGGTGCGCCTGTGCGGCATCGAGCAGAACGAGCGCTGGACGGCCGAGGACTATGCCCGCCTCGCGGCCGAGCTGGGCGAGCGGCTGCGCCGCGCCGGCGCCGCCAAGTCGGATCAGGGAGGCGCTCGTGGCTAGTGTCGTCTTCGCCTATGCCGACAACGCCGGCACGATGCACCACGCGCCGATCGACGCGGCGGTTGCCGATATCGCCACCATCCTTGGCCGCATCGGCGCCGATTCCGGCATCGCAGCCGGCATCGCCCGTAAAATCATCGAGAAGCGCGCCGAACTGGAAGCCGTGTTCGCCGAGCTCGATCAGATGATCGTGCACGCCAATGCACTCGGGCTGGGAGAGGCAGCATGAACCGCCCCGATCCCAAGCCCGAATGGTACGAGCTGGCCATTGCCGAGGAAAAGCCGCGTCTGACGCCGCTCGCGATCGCCGCGCGCGGTATCATCATCGGTGCGCCGCTGTTCTGGCTGGGCGTCTGCGCTGCCCTGTGGTGGTTGCTGTGAAGGCGCGGCGCCGCCAGACGGCGAAGGACGCGCAGCCTGCACCGGCTGCGCCTTCGGGGCGGGTCCGCGTGTCCGACCATGCCCTGTTCCGCTGGCTCGAGCGGGCAGGCGTGGTCGACGTGGAGCGGCTGCGCATGGCGCTCACTGTCGCGCTCGACCGGGCCTATCAGGCTGCCTCGAAGATGAACCAGGAGGAGCTGCTCATTCTTTCGGGCGGGCTGGTCTATGTCGTGCGCGACGGCACCGTGATCACGGTGCTTTCGGACGACGGGCGGCACAACCACGGCGCCAGCCTTGCCCGGCTGCGCTCGCTGGCCGGTGAGGCGCAGGACGGCGACGATGTCGGCTGACCTGCCGCCGATCCTGGCCGAGATCGCGGAGGTGGCGGGTTACGACGCCGCCATCGCGATCGCCGACGTGCGCGGGGGGACGCAGATCTATATTCCCCCCGCGCCCGACGCCGATCACTGGCTGTGCCGCCTGATCGGCCACGAGGCGGCGCAGAAAGTGGCCGACCGCTTCACCGGCGGCGTCGGTATCGGGCGCCGCATCGATCTGCCGCTCGGCCCTTCGGGCCATCAGGCCCGCGTGCGTGCCCGCGTGGACGCCATGCTGCGCGAGGGACGCTCGGAACGTGACATTGCGCTCGCCACGCGCTACTCCACGCGCGGCATCCGCAAGCGCCGCCAGCAGCTGGGCGTGATCGAGCCCGAACGCCAGCTCTCTCTGCTCTGACCCGATAACGAGGCGCGGGCCGGACCGTGTTCCGGGGCGCGCCTCCACCGGCCACAGGCCAGAAGCGGGCTCATGAGCGAGCCCCAAACCCCTTCTCAGACCAGCGCCGAAGTCGCCCTGATCACGGTCGAGGGCTATTCGCCGCGCTACGCCCGCGCCGCGCGCAAGCTGCTCCAGATCGAGGGCGGCTTCGTCGATGATCCGAAGGATCGCGGCGGCGCGACGAAGTACGGCATTTCGCTGCGCTTTCTGGCTGCCGAGGGCGCCTTTGACGAAGACGCAGACGGCAAGTCCGACTTCGACCTCGATCTCGACGGCGATATCGACGGGCGGGATATCCGCCTGCTGACGCGCGGCGACGCGATCTTCCTCTACCACAAGTGCTTCTGGGTGCCGCTGCAGGCGGACACGTTCCCGCAGCCGATCGGCGAGATGCTGTTCGACCAGGCGGTGAATGGCGGCGCGCGAGCAGCGCGCAAGCTGCTGCAGCGGGCGATCAACACCTGCGTGATGCACCCCGGCTTTCGCGCGGCGCGGCCGAACATGGCGGTGACGGTCGACGGGCAGATCGGGCCGCAGACGCGCCGATCGCTCGCCGAAGTCATGAAGTGGCCCACGCTGGGAAAGGCCGCCGTGGTGGACGCATACCGCGACGCGGTGAGCGAAAGATACCGCGCGATCGTGCGGCGGTTCCCGTCGCAGCAGCGCTTTCTCAAAGGCTGGCTGGCGCGCGCTGCGGAGCTGGGCAGCGATGTTTAGACACCCGACGAGGAGCTGACGAATGTCCCCGACCAACACAAAGCCCTGGTGGCAATCCATGACGATCTGGGGCGGCATCGGGCAGTTCCTCGTGCTTGGTGCGGGCATCGCTTCGGGCGTTGCGCCCGATCCGACCGACAGCGCCAATGCATCGAGCGCGGTGATCGAGATCGCGACCGGGATCTTTGCACTGCTCGGCATCCTTGGCCGGTTCCGCGCCACCAAGAAGATCGGGTGAGGCGATGCTGGGCAACCTCACTACGCTCAACCAGGCGTTGTCGCTGGTCGCGCTTGCAATCGGCATCGCCAATGCCTTGTGGCTGTGGATCAGCCGCCCGGCGCGCGACACGAACAAGCGGATCGACGACACGAACGGCAAGGTCGAAGAGCTAGAAGGCGCGCTTGAGCAGCGCATCGATCGCCACCGCGAAGACCTGAAAGAGCACGACCGGCGCATCCAGCGTCTGGAAGACCAGCTCGCCCACCTGCCGACCAAGGAAGACCTGCACAAGGTCGCCAACCAGCTGACGGCGGTGAAGACCGAACTGGACGGCATTGCCAGCGCCGTCCGCCGCATCGACGATTTCCTGAGGAGCAAGCCTTGAACGCCTTTGCCGATCATGTCGCGCGCGAGGCGCGGCTGCGCATCCTGAAGGAACTGGAGCGGCAGACGGACGGCCGCGCCTCGGAACTGGCGCTGCGCCCGGTGCTCGATCTCTATGGCATCAAGCGCGACCGCGACTGGGTGGCGAGCCAGCTGCGCAAGCTGGAGATGCTCGGCGCGATCGATATCGCCCTGCTGGGGCAGACGATGGTGGCCACGATCACGCGCACCGGGCTCGACCATGTCGAGGAGCGCGCGATCATCGAGGGCGTGGCGCGCCCGCGCGAGATCGAGGAATGAGCGACGGGGCCGCAAACCGGCGAAAGGGGCGCGGCCGTCTCTCGTCGATCGAGATGCTGCCCGAAGAGGCGCAGGAGGCCGTGAACTGGGCGGCGACCTCGATCGAGGAGCGCAAGCTGCCGCTCAACGAGATCCTCGCCGAGTTCAATCGGCGGCTCGTGGCGCTGGGGCTGGAGCCGGTCTCCAAGTCGGCGTTCTCCCGCTATGCCGTGCGCCAGGCGATCCTCTACCGAGAGATCGAGGAAGGCCGGCGCACCACGGCCGAGCTGATCGAGAAGCTGGACCTCAAGGGCGACAAACCGCTCGACGTGGCCTTCGCCGAGATGCTGAAGGTGAGCGCGCTGGCGCGGGTGCGGCCCGGGCAGATCGACGAGGACGGCCTGCTCGCCCTGGCGCGCACGATCAAGATCATCGCCGAGACCGAGCGGATCTCCGAAGAGAACCGCGAGCGCCGCAAGCAGCGTGACGAAGACGAGAAGCGCAAGGCCGAGGCCGTCTCGCAGCAGACGCGCCGCGCGGGCGTGAGCGCCGAAACGCTTTCGACGATCAACGAGCTGCTGGGGGTCAAGGGGTGATGTCCGATATTCCCGACCTGCCGGACGACGGTGAAGAGCTTGATGACTTCGACGCGAAGTTGCGGCTTGGCGAAAAGGTTATCGAGATGGCCGAACGGCTCGGCCCGATGCTTGCAATCTCGCCGACCCTAAGAGCGACCTATGGCTTTGAGATGGATGGCCAGAGTTTCAAGTTGACGCTGGAAGCGGCGAGCGGCTGATGGGCGCGGCAAAGATCATCCCCGCCAATCCCGGCGCGATCTTCCTGCCCTATCAGGCGCGGTGGATTGCGGACGAAGGGCGGCTCAAGCTCATGGAGAAGAGCCGCCAGATCGGTATCTCGTGGTCGACCGCCTACGCGGCCGTCGCGCGGACCGGCAAGGAAGGCGCGCGGCATGATCAGTGGGTGAGCAGCCGCGACGATATCCAGGCGCGGCTGTTCCTCGAGGACTGCAAGCTCTTCGCCAATATCCTCGACATGGCGGCGCGCGATCTGGGCGAAGTGGTGCTGGACCAGGAGAAGAAGCACACCGCCTATGTGATGCACTTCGACAGCGGGCGGCGCATCAATTCGATGAGCTCGAACCCGGACGCGCAGGCGGGCAAGCGCGGCGGGCGTATCCTCGACGAGTTCGCGCTGCATCCCGATCCGCGCAAGCTCTGGGCCATCGCCTATCCGGGCATCACCTGGGGCGGCGCGATGGAACTGATCAGCACGCACCGCGGCACCGGCAACTTCTTCAACCAGCTGGTGCGCGAGGTGAAGGAAGGCGGGAACCCGAAGGGCATCAGCCTGCACACCGTGACGCTGCAGGACGCACTGGACGAGGGCTTCCTCTACAAGCTCCAGGCCAGCCTGCCCGCCGACGACGAGCGCCAGGACATGGACGAGGCGGCCTATTTCGACTTCGTGAGAAGCGGCTGCGCAGATGAAGAGAGCTTCCAGCAGGAATACATGTGCCGCCCGGCCGACGACAACGCGGCCTTCCTCGAGTACGACCTGATCGCCTCGGCCGAGTACCAGCAGGGCACCGATTGGCAGACGATCCAGGGCGGCACGCTGTTCGCCGGCGTCGATATCGGCCGCAAGAACGACCTCACCGTCCTGTGGGTGCTCGAGCTGCTCGGCGACGTGCTCTACACCCGACATGTCGAGTGCCTGCAGAACATGACCAAGGCCGAGCAGGAAAAGGTGCTCTGGCCGTGGTTCGCGCGGTGCCAGCGGGTTTGCATTGACGCCACCGGCCTCGGCATTGGCTGGACCGACGACGCCCAGGCGCGCTTCGGCACGTACAAGGTGGAAGGCGTCACCTTTACCGGGCCGGTGAAAGAGCAGCTCGCCTATCCCGTCCGCAGCCGCATGGAAGACCGGCGGCTGCGCATCCCGATGGAGGGCAAGATCCGCGCGGATCTTCGCGCGGTGACCAAGCAGGTGACGGCGGCGGGCAACATCCGCTTCACGGCCGAGCGGACGCCGGACGGGCACTCCGACCGCTTCTGGGCGCTGGCGCTGGCGATCCATTCGGCAACGGGCGCCGAGGGTGCGCAGTGGCGGCCGCTGATCGCCGCCAACCTGCTGACCGAGCCGAAGCGCGGCCTGACACCCAACGCCGTGAAGGCGCTGCAGTATGTGATCAACACCGGCGGACGCGCGACGATCGCCGCCTTCGACGACGATCACGAGCCGATCGGGCCGATGCTCCGCCGCGAACTGATGCCCGCGATGATGGCCGCCAATGCCGAAGGCTTACTCCGCCTCACCCCGCAAGGGTTTGCCGCGCTGACCGAGCCGGCCGAGCGCGACCTCGATTCGAACTGGATCCCCGCATGAACTGGCTGACCCGCTTGAACCCCTTTGCTGTGAAGGAAGCGCGCTCAATCACGGCGATGTCGCATCAGGGCGGCGGCAAGCAGCTGTTCATGGGGCTGCTCAAGCGCACCCGCTTCGATTATCGCCGCGAGATCGGCGACGGGCTCGATTCCTCAGTGGTGACCGCGCCGATCGCGTGGATACAGCGCGCGCTGCCCGAAGCCGACCTGACGATCTGCCGCAAGCTGCCGGACGGCGAGGAGCAGTACCTCGAAGACCATCCGATGCTGGCGCTGATCGACACGCCGAATCCGTTCTACGGCAACATCGCGCTTTGGATGGCGACGCTGCTGAGCTTTCTGACGGACGGCAACGCCTACTGGGCGATCGTGCGCGACGGCGTCGGGCGCCCGGCCGAGCTGTGGTACGTGCCGCACTGGATGATCGAGCCGATGTGGCCGGCCGACGGCAGCGTCTTCATAAGCCACTACCGCTACATGCCCGGCGGCGGCACAGGCTATGTCGACCTGCCGTTCGACGATGTCGTGCATTTCCGCCACGGCATCAATCCGCGCAACGGGCGCAAGGGCCTATCGCCGCTGGACGGCGTGATCCGCGAGATCTTCATCGACCTTGAGAGCAGCAACTTCGTCGCCTCGCTCCTGCGCAACATGGGCGTGCCCGGCGTCGTGATCAGCCCGAAGGGCGGCGCCATGCCAGCGCCCGAAGACGTCGAGGCGACAAAGACCTGGTTCAAGCAGGCCTTCGGCGGCGACAACCGCGGCGGGCCGCTGATCATGGGCGCGCCGACCGATGTGACGCCCTATGGCTTCAACCCGCAGCAGATGAACATGAGCGAGGGCCGCGACGTGGCCGAGGAGCGCGTCTGCGCCTGCCTCGGCATTCCGGCCGCCGTCGTGGGCTTCGGCGCGGGCCTGCAGCAGACCAAGGTCGGCGCGACAATGGAGGAGCTGCGCAAGCTCGCCTGGAACAACGGCGTGCTGCCTTTCGCGCGGATGCTGGCCGACGAGCTGCAGCGCTCGCTGCTGTGGCAGTTCGGCGATGCCACCGGCATGGAAGTCGAGTGGGATACCTCCGACGTCATTGCCCTGCAGGAGGACGAGGACAAGCGGACTGACCGGCTCAACAAGCAGCTGGCCCAGGGCGCGATCACGCTATTCGAGTGGCGCAGCGAGATGGGCTATCCGGCGGACGATACGCACAAGTTCTTCCTGCGCCCGATCAGCCTCATCGAGGTGCCGGAAGGTCAGCCGCCGACCGCGACGCCGCCAGCGACGCCGCCGGCGACGCCGCCCGCCGATCCCAACACGCCGAAAGAAGCCAAGGCTGCGCCAAGCGCGGATGCGATCAAGCGCGCGCGCGCCTGGATCAAGGGCACCGAGCGACTGGCGGCGCCGCTGGCCGCGCGGTTTACAGTCACCCTCGAGTCGTTCTTCGGCAAGCTGGGCAAGGCCGCGAGCGAGGCTGCGCTGCCGCTGCTTGAGCAGGAGTTCCCGAAGGAAGAGAAGGCCGACGATCTGCTCGTTGCCATGATCCTCGACAAGCTGGGCATCCCGAAGTTCGAGGGCGAGCTTAGCGCGGCCTATCAGGCGCAGTACCTTGAGGTCGCCAAGGCGGTGAACGATGTCGCCGAGCAGGCGGGCCTTGGCACGCAGATCCCGGACGTGGTGACGCGCTCGATCCTTGCGGCCGGCGGCCGGCGCGTCGGCCTGGTCGACCTTGAGCAGCAGACGAAGGACGCGCTGTTCGAAGCGCTGGCGGCAGGCCGCGCGGCAGGCGAAGGTTCGACCCAGCTGGCGGGCCGCATCGCCGACCTGGTCGAGAGCGGGCCGAGCGACACGCCACTGGTGCGCTCGCGCCGGATCGCGCGGACCGAAACCGCCTATGCCGTCAACATCGCCACGATCGAGCGCGGCAAGGCGGCGGGCGCGACCAGCTTCATCGTCTTCGACGGGCTGCTCGGCCCGGGCCGCTCACTGCTGAGCCACATCGCGCGCGACGGCTCGATCGTGAGCCCGGCCGAGGCGCTGCAGATGGCGAACGATGAACACCCGAACGGCACGCTCAGCTTCGCGCCGAGCTTCGACTGATCCGAAAAGGAACCCTGGCAATGCAGATAAAGAGCATCACGATCGAGAAGATGGACGAGGCCGGCACCGGGCGTGCCCGCATCGCGCAGCTCTCCGCGATCGACAAGGATGGCGACACTTATGCCAAGGGCGCCTTCAGCTGGAAGAGCGGCGGCGGGCAGTGGGTGCAGATCATCCCGGCGCACAACAAGCAGGCGATGCCCTTTGGCAAGGCCTGGCTGCACGAGGAGGGCGACTGGGCCGTCGCCGACTTCACGCTCAACCTCGACACGCAGGCGGGCAAGGATTGGCACGCGGCGCTCGCCTTTGACCTTAAGACGGGCAGCCCGGTGCAGGAATGGTCGTTCGGCTTCCAGACGCTCAAGTCTGCCCGGGTGCAGCGTGGCAACAAATCTGCGCGCGAGTTGCAGCAGCTCGACGTGTTCGAAATCTCGCCGGTGCTGCGCGGCGCGGGCGTCGGCACCGGCACGCTCGGCGTCAAGTCGGCCGAGCTGAAGGAAGCGGCCTTCGCACCGCTGATCGGTTCGCTGGCGGAGCTGGCGGAGGCGGTGACTGCGGACCCTGCCGTGCTTTCGGAGACGGGGCGCAAGCAGCTTGGCGATATCCACACCGCGCTGGGCACAGCGCTGGCGGCGCAGCCTGCCGG